TTCCCTGAACCTTCAAAGGCGACTGAAGAAGTCACCGCCATCACTCTCGGTATGGGTGGTCGCAATTATGTTTTCGGTTGTGGCGACTTCAATAACACCTTCGAGAATACTGAATACATCAAGTGTCAGGATGAGTTTGAACTTATCGAAAAGTTTATTGATAAGTGGACTTTATATTATCCTGATATTGTCAGCGGTTGGAACGTTCGTTTCTTCGACTTTCCATATCTTGTAAACCGCATCACTCGCTTGTTTGGTGAAGACAAGGCATTGAAACTTTCGCCCTGGGGTAAAGTCACTTCGAGTGAAATTAATTTTCGTGGCAAGAAACAAACTTGCTATGAACTTTATGGCATTTCAATTCTAGACTACTACGAACTCTATCGCAAGTATTCAGCAAATCCAAATCAAGAGTCATACAAACTAGATCATATCTGTAGCGTTGAACTTGGCGAGCGTAAGTTAGACTATTCTGAATATGAAAATCTACATCAACTCTATAGACTTGATTATCAAAAGTTTATTGAGTATAACATTCGCGACGTAGAGCTGGTTCAGAAACTCGAAGATAAAATTCGCCTGATTGAACTTGCGATGACTTTGGCGTATGACGCTAAAGTAAATTATGATGATGTGTTCTCGCAAGTACGAATGTGGGATACAATCACATACAATACTCTGAAAGCCAAGCATATGGTTATTCCTCCACGCAGAAATGCAGAAAAGGATAGTCAATATGCTGGCGCATTCGTTAAAGATCCAATCCTTGGTATGCACGAGTGGGTTGCCTCGTTTGACTTGAACAGTCTGTATCCGCACTTGATCATGCAATACAATCTTTCACCTGAAATGTTGATTGAACCTAAAAACTATACGGATGAAATGCGTAAGTTTATGTCTCAATGGGGTAGTAAGATCAATGTCGATTCACTGCTTGATGGTAAGATACCAACTGAAGAATTAAAGAAGTTGAATGTTACGGTAACGCCAAACGGTCAACTGTTTGATATCAGCAAGCAAGGATTCTTGTCCGAGATCATGGAGCGTATGTATGAAGATCGCGCCATGTACAAGAACAAAGCGACTGAAGCAAAGAAGTTACTCGAGAAATCTGTTTCAGAATCTGAAAAGCGAGAACTCGAAAAGCAAATTGCTAAATTCAATAACATTCAGTTGGCTAAGAAAGTAACATTGAACTCGGCTTACGGTGCTATCGGCAATCAATACTTCCGTTTCTTTGATATTCGTATTGCTGAAGCGATCACTCTCAGCGGTCAGTTATCTATTCGGTGGATTGAAAATAAACTTAATGCCTATATCAACGGCATTGTTAAAACGCGAAATGCTGATTATGTAATTGCTTCAGATACCGATTCAATCTATTTGAATCTCGGACCACTTATCAAGAAGTCTATACCGAACATCGAAAAGGTTGAGAAGTTAAAGATCATTCGTGCAATGGATCAGTTTTGTGATCAGAAACTGCAGCCATATATTGATGCATCATATCAGGAGTTGTCTGAGTATGTAAATGCTTATGCGCAGAAGATGAAGATGAAGCGCGAGGCTCTTGCTGACAAAGCGATTTGGACTGCAAAGAAGCGTTATCTGATCAATGTGTATAATAACGAAGGTGTTGAATACAAGAAACCGAAACTTAAGATCATGGGTCTTGAAGCGGTTAAATCTTCAACGCCGAATGCTTGCCGCGAAAAGATTAAGGAAGCGTTTGAAGTTATTCTCACAAAAGATCAAGATACCTTGATTCAGTTTATTGCAAACTTCCGCAAAGAGTTTAAGACATTACCTGTTGAAGATGTTGCATTCCCGAGATCGGTGAATGGAGTAAGAGAATATGCTGACAAGAATAGTGTTTATGCGAAAGGTACACCAATTCATGTTAAGGGTGCACTTATTTTTAATAATGCGATCCGTACAAAGAACCTTGAAAAGAAGTATCAGGAAATCAAAGAAGGCGAAAAGATAAAGTTCTTGTATGTAAAGGAACCAAACCCACTTCAATGTAGCGTCATATCGTTCTTAACAACTATCCCGAAAGAATTTGACTTGGGACCATATTTAGATTATGATACTCAATTCGAGAAAGCGTTTCTCGATCCGTTGACGATTGTTCTTGACAGTATTAACTGGAAGAGCGAGAAAACTAATTCGCTAGATGACTTTTTCTCATAGGAGATACAAATGAGTTTACTTGATAAGATTAAGAAAAATTCCACGATTAAGGATTCAGCAATTCTTGCTCGTTCCAAGTTCTTTGCCGCAAAGGACATGATTCAAACCAGCATTCCCGTTGTGAACGTTGCCTTCTCTGGCGACCTTGATGGCGGTTTCACTCCTGGTCTTACGATGTGGGCTGGTCCGTCAAAGCACTTCAAGACTGCGTTCAGTCTCTTGATGGTGAAAGCATATCAGGTTAAGTATCCAGATGCAGTTGTATTGTTCTACGACTCAGAGTTTGGTACTCCACAAAACTATTTCACTTCGTTTGGTATTGATACCGATCGCGTTGTTCATACTCCAATCACGGACGTTGAGCAATTGAAGTTCGATATTATGCAACAGTTGACTAACATCGAGCGTGGCGAGCGTGTAATGATCGTCATTGACTCAATTGGTAACTTGGCTTCGAAGAAAGAAGTCGAGGATGCGTTGGATGGTAAGTCAGTCGCTGACATGAGCCGCGCAAAGCAAATAAAATCCCTGTTCCGTATGGTAACACCTCATCTCACCTTAAAAGACATTCCTATGGTTGTAGTAAATCACACCTATAAAGAAATAGGTTTGTATCCCAAGGATATTGTCGGCGGCGGAACAGGTTCCTATTACTCTGCTGATAACATCTACATCCTTGGTCGTCAGCAAGAAAAAGAAGGTACTGATTTGATTGGTTATAACTTTATCATCAACGTGGAGAAGTCTCGCTATGTTCGTGAAAAAGCCAAGATCCCCGTCACAGTTCGCTTCGATGGCGGCATTAGCAAGTACAGTGGTCTTCTTGACATGGCACTTGAGTCTGGTCATGTTACGAAGCCTAATGTAGGTTGGTATGCAAAAGTGAATACCGCCACTGGCGAAGTTGAAGCCAAGAAGTGGCGTTTGGCTGATACTGAATGTGCCGAATTCTGGGATAGCATTCTTGCGGATGACGGATTCAAAGAATGGATTCGTAAGAACTATCAATTCAGTTCTGCTGTTGCTGGTAATCTAGATACCACTCCTGCAGGAGATGTAGAAGATGATGAGTAATTTCCTAGACAAATTTCATAAGTGGAATCGCGATCGCAAGTATCGCAAAGGTAAGTATTATGAAATTTATCATGAGCCTGACGTTTATAAAAACGATAATGTATCAATTGCTTTTCGTCTTTTAAAAGGAAAGTATAAAGATGTCATTTTCACTATCGGTAGAATTCAAATTGGTGAAACGCTGAGTGATGGTTCAGCAAAAGCAAACTTTGATGTTGACGTTATCAAGCAACCGAGTAAACTGAAAGGCGATTTGACTTTAAAGGGCGATTTTAATAGAATTGCTGGTGACATTCTATTGATTGTTCTTGAAGATGCGATTAAAGCGGCGGATGAAAGAATTAACTCTTTAGAACAAGAGTTGAAGGGAGCAGAAAATGAGTTTGACGAAGATCGAGCAAATTATATTGAAGAACCTGTTCAAAAACGAACCGTTCGTAAGAAAGACCCTTCCGTTTCTAAAAAGCGAGTACTTCCAAGAAAGAGTCGAAAAAATAGTATTTGAAGAAGTACAAAGTTATGTTCTAAAATATAATAACGTTCCTTCATTTGAAGCGATTAACATCTCTCTTTCTCAGAGAGATAATCTCTTTGAAGAAGATTTTCGCCAGACAAATGAATTGATTGAATCGCTGAAGTCCAGCGATGACTCAAGTAAGATGGAATGGCTTCTTGAGTTGACTGAAAAGTTTTGTCAAGAGAAAGCACTTCATAATGCAATTCTAGAATCAATTCATATTCTAGATGAAAAGACTGATAAGACTAAAGGTGCGATTCCGAAGATTCTTTCGGATG